AGTTACAGCAGGATGCCTCTCTTCCAAAAGAGTTTCAGGACTTATGTTGTACTGCATAATCAGATGAGGATATAGACTGTTAAGGTCAAAGTTCACTACCCAGTCATACTTTCCAGGAATAGGTTCTTTTACATAAGCACCAGCGTACTTAGAATCTTTATCTGATTTTTCTTTAGGGGGAATTACAATGTTTCTCTGTTTCAAATAATTGTAGATGATTGTATCCCACATTCGAACTTGAGAGAAAACATCAGAATAGTTTGCTTTAGCGTCATATGCCATCGTCAAAGCAAGTTCAATGAGTTTCATCTTGTCTTCCAAACGGTCAACAAGTTCCACGTCAATGATGTTGTATTCTACAAACTTCTGCCATCCTTTCGTATAAAAGTCCTTGAACGTATCAAACTCAGAGTGATCCAGTTTTTTCTGTCCAAGTTCAACACTAGCAATATAATCTAGACGATAAGATTCTTGTGCTTTATAAGTGAATTTTTTATAAAGGTTAAGATAATCAAGTTGACTAATACCACCAACATCATATGAAATGTGCTTACGACCAGCAATATAAATCTCACTCTCAGTCACAAGACCCCAAGGAGACATACGCTTCATCAACTTTTCACCAAGCACACGATCCAGACGACGAACCAAATATGGAATATCATACAGTTCAATATTCCAACCAGTTACAACCTCTGGCGTATTTTCCTCAACCATCCACCAGTTGATAAAGTCCATCAACAAGTCACGCTCATTATCGAACGAACGATAAATTACATTCTTCTGCTGATTATTAAACGGACCCATACCCCAAGTACGAATCTGTTTAGATGAATAGTCCTGAATGGTGATAAGAAGAACTTCTTCTGCAGCAGACTCTACATCAGGGAATCCATTCTCTGATGCAACCTCAATATCAAGAGTAGTAACCTTAACTTTACTAATGTCAAACTTCAACTCTTCCTCTGGATACATTTCAGAAATATACTGATAGATGTATTGACTATTTCCATAGATTTTAAAGTTTTCTACACCCTCATACTTTTTAATAAACTCACGACAATCACGAACGGAACCAGGTTGAACTGCTTCCACATACTCCCCATTTAGAGTCTGGTATTTAGTTTTCTTTTGAGAAGGAACAAAAAGAGTCGGGTTGAACTTCTCACGGGTCATAAAATGTTTACCATTTTCATAACCACGAACCAAGAAGTGGTCCCCGACCATTTGAACGTTTGTGTAAAAGCGCATTATGCAGTTAATTCAAGATACTTTTCAATAATTTCTTCTTTAGGGTCTACAATTGTAAGAATACTATCAGAATGAATCATCATTTCTCTTTGGTCAGTTACATCTGGCCAAGGAGTAAGATTTCCTTCTTCATCAATACGATATGGATTGATGAGTTTACAATCAGGTTCTCCCAATTCAGAACCAACTTCAATAATTTCGGTGACAATTACATTATCAACCTTTAACAAAAGACACTTAACTGTTTTTTCCATTTACTCTTTCCTCATAAAGTTCTTTAACTGAATTAAGCGGTTCAACAATAGTCACCACCCAATCTAATGGGACCAAAATCTGATCATCCTGTGTAAGAAGTATCCAAGATGATAGAGATACTTGAATCTTTGCATCATAATCTACTTCTTCAGTTAAAAGAATAGACCTTTCCGTTAAAACCTTATATGGTTTGTTGAAAATGTATCCACAAGGTTTTTCTTCAGAAACAATTTCTTTAATATCAGAAATAACGGTTTCGCCAGATTTCAATAGTGCAAGTTTGATTGACATTTTTATCTTCTTCCCTCAGGATATTATACTCAAAAAAATGGGAGGTGTCAACTGGTTTTTGCCAGTTACCTCCCTGCGGCGACGATATTCACCTGTATTTAGTCACCATTACCATTTCCACCACCATCTCCAGCACCACTTCCAGGATTGATTGGGACTGCTCTACCAGATGAAACTTTTTGAGTTTTTCCCTTCATATAAACTTTATGTGCTTTTGCTGCTGGATACGAAATCGTTTTTATTTCGTTAAGAAACTGGTGGAAGGATTTCATTTTTATTTTTATTTAGAGATAGTCTTTACGGGCGTGATGCTCTGGCACTACTTTTCCAAGTACGATTCGTAGAAGTCCGTCTTCAAATGTGACTTCCCGTACTTCTGTGTCGTCGGATAAAGTCCACGCTCGTTTAAAACTTCTGCTAGCCACTCCCTTGTGGATAAACGTCCTATCCGATTCGGAATCTGCTTTTTGCCCTTCGACAAAAAGTTTTCCATACTCTGTGAAAACATTGACCTCTCCTTTCTTAAATCCTGCTAATGCTAGTTCCAAATGAGATTCAACATTATTTATTTGGACTAGGTTATAAGGAGGGTAGTTGGTTGTAGTTTCGTGAAGGTTAAATAAACGATCAAAATATTCATCCATCCCAATGCTATTGCGCGTAATTCTTTCCATCAAGGCAGGAAGATCGGACGCAGTGAACCGTGATGTTGCAAGGTTAGTCATTATAGTATCTCCTTTAAAAGCGAGTTTGTGTTTTGTGGACCCTTTCGGCATCCGTATATAATTATAACACTTCGCATAAAAAAGGCGGGTGTAAAACCCGCTCTTTTTCATTCGGCATCCTCTACCTTTTTCTTTTTAGCACCAATATTATACTTGGTTTCTAGAATCCAATCTCCCTTATCCTTATAAGCAAGAACTTTGATTTGATTTAAAGGAGCAATATCTTGAATTTTACTTACATCTACAATAGTAATCAGACCCCAATCAGCAAGAAGTTGGGCAATACGATTGCGACGCTGGACATCATTCACGGTCAGGTTTGCGTGCTTGCCATCCAAAGCAAACAGTTCCTTAAAGTGAACGAGATAATACCTACCTTGCTTGTGCAGAATATGGCAAGACTGATAGATTTTCTTTTCTTTTCTTGAAGCAACTCCGATACGGGTCAAAGTCTCACGAACCTTAAGAAAATCATCAGGTTCATTAAGGATCACTTCCACCATTTGGTCGGGCGTCCACTTCACTTCAGGTTCTTGAACGACACTCATTTTGTTCCTCCAGTTTCAAATTTCGATTTAATAAATGTTAGTTGTTCTTTAGTAAGAATCCTCAAAGCTTGTTTTGCCTTTTCATTACTATAACCATAATAACGTTTGACATAATCAAGGTCTTTGATTTTATCTTGTCGGAGCCAGGGAGAAAATCTCTTCTTTTTCCTCAGACTATTTATAAAAAAGTCATATTGCATCTTCTTTGGGAGAAAATGGTATTGATTCATTTCATTCGCAAACATAATACAATCAATGTGCCCAGACAAACAGCGATTGATAATATAAGGTGCATATTCCTTCTCAAGTGAAGGGTCTTCATCAATCAGGTGTTGCTTCGTCTGATTGATCGAATTTAACCAGTCCTTCAATTCCATAATTAAAAAGCAAGAGTTCTTTACGTTGTTTTTGCTCACGCATATATTCACCAACAGAACGCATTGTATATGTGAGATCAAACTCAGCAGCGTTCCAGTTCTTAAACCTATCTTTTACAAGTTGGTCAGAATTATAACTGATCAACTGATCCATATTGTTAGCGTCGCAATCAGCAGCAAACTTATCGTGATCAAATCCTTTATGCATTGATCCCTTTCTGCCATAGAGATTATCCTTAATATCATAAGGAGGATCGAGATACATAAAAGCACCTTTGTTTCCATCCATCAGATAATCATACGAGTAATTAGTTATGCGCCAGTGAGCAATTAACTTGGAATACTCGGGCAATTTGTAGATTCCACGCAAGGAGAAATTGGAGTTACTTGCTTGCTCTGAAAAAGATGAACTTTCGGTAAGACCACTAAAAGAGCATTTATTAACAATATAGAAAGCGATAGCACGATTAAAGTTCGTTTCAGACTCATCATTGATATGTTCCTTTGATTTTGTAAATAACTCTCTTGCTAATTCTGGGGTGTTATATGCAAGTTTACAATCCACCAATTCACTTTTTAAATCATTTCCAAACATCTGGAGTTGCTGCCAGAAGTTTACAAGAGGTTCGTAAAGATCATTGACCCATATATCTAGGTTGGGATATTTTTTAGTAATGTAAATCGCAACGCTTCCACCACCAAGAAATGGTTCACGAAACTCATCATAGTTGCGAAGATCTGGAAAGTAAGGTCCCATCTTTTCACAAGCACGGGACTTACCTCCGGGATATCGCAATGGCGTTTTAAGAGACTTCATAATCTTTAGGGTGATACTTCAAATATTCAAAAAACGTAAGCTTCATCTCTTTCTGAGTCATACCACAATGCTTTGCGGCAGCAGGAAGAGTCATTTTCGCACGAAAGAGACCTTCATTTGCCTCTCTTACATTTTCTGGAGTTGTCTTTACTGAATATTCGTAAAGATTTTTGTAACTTATTTTATATGGATTCATTTAAACTCACACTCCACCATTAGTTCAGTAAGAGCAGCAAGAAGATTTATCTCCTGATCAGCAACGAACGCACATTGGTATTGATACTTAGCAATAATAAGAACGGCAGCAGGGATAGTTGCGGGTGAAAGGCAATCATAACAGGCGTCATAAACCCTGCGAAGAAGGTGAGAAGCATCGTTGTCCAAGTTGGCGACCACCCACTTACGGACTTCTGTGAAATTTTTTTCTTTGAGCGATTTGACCAACTCATTTACAGAGATGTCCGAGAAAGATGCAAGAATTCCAGAGTCAATTTGTCCACCCACCGAATACCTTTGACATTCGTTGAGAACTCGTCTCCAGTCTGGGAAATGCTTATTGATAAGTTCTGCAAGGACTTTTTGATCATATCGGACGCCTTCCGCATCCAAGATGTTTTGTAGACGCTTGAAAAAGGATCCTGCCAGTGCCGCTTTTTCTTTACCTTTAATCCCAAAGTCGATGACTGCACATCGGGAGTGGAGGGGTTCAAGGATTTTGTTTTTGTAATTACAGGTGAAGATGAATCGGCAGTTGCCAGCAAACTCCTCAATAAACGCCCGTAGGAGGAGTTGTACGTCGTTCCCTGTGTTATCTGCCTCATCAATGATGATGACTTTGTGTTTAGCAGTTGACGAAAGCGATACGGTGGAAGCGAAGTTTTTCGCATTGTTTCTAACAGTATCGAGGAATCTACCTTCGTCGGATCCATTGATGGCATAAAAATCTACTCCCAACTCATTACATAGTGCTTTTGCAACTGTGGTCTTACCAATGCCAGGAGGACCTGCAAGAAGCATATTTGGAATTTCACCCTTATTTAGAAACTCCTGAAACATACTTTTGGTAGACTCTGGAAGAATACACTCTCCAATAGTTTTGGGGCGATACTTCTCAACCCAAATAAAATCACTGTTCATAATCAAGTCCAATCAGTTTTTTCAAATAACAATCTGGGACAACTTCCCACCATTCATTCCCATCAAAAATATACACTGTGTATGTATCTTTGTCAAGGAAAAAATCACCTTTTTTGTATTTCATACCCATTCAGGTTTTCTTTCTGGCATACGAAGATAATTAGATGCAACCCAAGGTTTGGATGCGATATACATCTTGTAAGCAGTAAAAGTATCAATGCTTGTGTCAAGTTTATACTCATCTGGCATTGCCCTAGCAAATGGTGTTACTTTATTAAGTTTGCCTTTAGGAAACAAATAATATGCTTCAATTAAAGTATTCTGGCACGAATGAGTTTTATTATATCTCAAAGTGTATTCATCACAAAGATTCAGTCCCCACTTAATCAACCAATAAGCATTATCAATTGATTTTGCTGCCCATTGAGTGCAAGGATGATTGCGGAAGGCACCTTTAGCAGTTGCATAAGGAGCACCATCTGTTTTATGAATTTCTCCATAATTATGATACCACTTAGATGCTACGATAGAAAGCATCTGACAGCACTCAAGTGGCATTTTGACAATATGTTTGTCAGGAAGACAAATTGCAGATTCTGCAGGGAATTGATTAGTGACGAAGATATTCATCAGAAGCAATACTTGTTTACGTAGTATAGCACCCTTTCTGGTTTATCTTCCAGATAGTATGCTTCAGTTTCATAAACTGGATAAGAATTTTTACTTGACTTAACAGAGCGGACAACATCATTAAGTTTATACTGATCTAGTGTTGCATCAGCAATTTTAAGGGGTCCTTTCTTACACGCTTGAGCAACGTGAACTGCTTCGTGATAAACAGTCTCATTTACATAATGATTTACAGGACTGATATTATTCTTGATATTATTCGTACAAATTACGAATCGGGGACCATCTATTCCGCCTAAAAGTTCTTTATTTCTACAATATGCAGAGTTTTCTACAACTCTGTAGTTTTTCATCATAATTTTACTCACCAGTTCTTGACCGATGGGCGTCAAATAAAGTAGAAATTCCATTATGCAAAAGTTGAGTCAGGTTCCAGAGCAATATAATAGCAGAGATTGTATTTGGGATTCGTAAACTGTGACAGAAGTTTTTGTGACACAACCACGTCGTAAGCACCAGGAATAATCTTGATGTTTTCTACCTTGAAGTTGAAGGTAAACTCCTTGTCAGTCTCACCAACCACAATGGAGTATTCGTTGGAAGTATCATTCTTCTTATCACGAACTACAAGGCGTATTACACCTGCATCACCGACTGCCGAGAGGTCAGGAAGTTGATAAACTGCCGCTGCCTTCAGAAGTTTTTCCAGAGTTACACTATCAAGTTGGAAACAAACATCTTTGGAAGGAAGTTGAATTTCTTTTTCTGGAGGAGAAATGATGACATTCGGGTCGGCAAAGAAATACTTTACACGACGCTTACCTTCACGAATAGTAATATGCGAATCTTCAGCAAAATCAAGGTCAGGATCTTGATGCAGACTCAAACCATTCAGAAACTGGTTAAGGTCATAAATTGCAAAATCACGGGGAAACTCTTCAGTAATATCCGCTTCAGCAAGAATATTTTTTGCAACAGAAATTGTACGAAGACGATTACCCTGCTTTACAAGGATAGAGTTGTTAATGCCAGCAAAGTTTTTGAGAAGAGCAAGAGTGTTGTCAGAAAGTTTCATAGTTTGAGGTTTGAGTTTCATAATCAACGGAATTCAGTGAGACCATTATCTTTACGAGAATAATGACCATCGAAGTGGAGAAGTAGCATAGCATAGTGAATGACTTTCATCAAATCACGCTTATTGCGCCCATCTTTATCACCAT